GCACCATTGGCATGTTTCAAAGGGTTAATGGATCGAACTGTAATCTCTCCTAATTCTCCCCATTCTGATATAGGCGCATCTAAATAATTCTTATAATGATAAAATGGCAACTTCATGCTTCCACCTGTTGATAAAGTTGGATCTAAAAATACATGAGGTTGTTGCGTTGCCTGTACTACATCCTCGAGCACTAAAGCCCGATTTTGTGACAATGCATCTTTACTTGCAAATGGTAAATAACTAGCTAAAGCTCTACCATACAAGAAACCATTACCATTAATAACTATTTTAACATTCAATTTTGCACGAAGCAAATTAAAGTTATTCACACGATTAATCACTCTAGCATTTTGCAAATATAATTGCCAAGGATTTAATGTAGCGAACAAAGATGTACCTGTTCCCCATTCATATTCACCAATTTTAACTGGACGAGAAAGAAAATTACCCAGTGAAGCGTCATCTGAATCCATTAACTTACGTGTTGGATCAATAGTTTCTTCAACTGCATACATATATGGGTCCATTTGATCACCAAAATCGACATTCTGATGACCAGTGTCATTAGCAAGTTTCATAATACTCACGTCAGCAGTAGTACCTGACTGTGGTTTAAAATCCGTCTCATTTGCTAATTCCCTCGCTATATCATTATACCGTAATAATGATATATCCCTATATAACTTTCTCATGTCAGCAGAGTTTATCACTCTGTCTCCGTGATATGACCTGTTAAGATCACACTGACTTTCCCGGTCGTCGTTTTTGCCCTCTATTTCTAAAGCACGAAAAACGCCGTCGCTGTTTTGTTTGTTTCTAATATATTTACTAGTGGATAAATATTTATTTACTCATCACCATTCCTATCCAATATGGGTGAGCTGTATATTTCCGCAAAGTCCTCTCCACGTAAATAATTGTACAAAGCCTCCAATTGTGTCTAAACATACAAATACACAAATTGTGGTAATCCAATTGTACAAATCAATTTTGCTTGCCTCAGATTTGAAACTGGCACTCGTTTAAAGTCGGAGTTAGACTTCACCAATATATGTTCCTCGCCAATTCAAAACACGATCATTGTATGTCTCGTCCAACATAGTACACATATGAGTTATGCCTGCCTTATCAGCGACTTCTCTCATTTGTTTCCTACGCATTTCGTAAACATTCTCACCGTGATTGAACCACTCCCTTAAAGCACCATCTATATTGGTAGCGCATGCTTCCTTTGGAGTTAATGGCGCATTCTTGGGTCGCAAATAACAATGCAAAGACTTCATTATACTTGAATCTAACAAAGCCCCCACATGCGCACCCAAATCGGCATGATACACACTAAATCGTTTCAAAAATTCAAAATTCTCAGGTTCTAAATAATCACTCAATTCACTATCCTTATCCGGCATAGTGTATTTCTGACCATATTTGTCTAAAAACTCTGAACATCCTTTAATATTAAAATTAGGATATTTTTCTGAAACAGATCCGATGTTATCATCACCATACGTCATCATCTTAGCAGCATCACGAAACTTTATGTCTGATGAATACTGTGTATAAAAATAAGCTCGCAAATTCAAACTACCACAAATTCCATTCAAT